CGAGTACCAGATGTACTACGATCTGTAGGCTGGTTTCCCGCACGGTTTCAACGGCTTAGCCTGCCCGCTCGACGGCGCGTTGCCACCTTACTGCCTGTTTTCCTACTCGCCGTGGTTGAGTAGGACGACAGGGCCTTCTGGCATCGCGCCGTCCAGCTTCACGTAGTAGGCGATGGTGGTTTGCACGTTCGAGTGTGCGAGCCATGCCGCCGCCGCTCTCGCCCCGTAAGTGTCAAATATGATGCTGCCTACGGTTTTGCGGATGCCGTGGATTGACAGGCCTGGTTGGCCAACTTTGTTGAGGAGGAGGCGACACTCTCGGTACATGGTTGCTTGTGCGCGGTCGAACAGGCGCGCGCCGGGGGCTGGGTGTGGGGGGTTACCGGCTTTGGCGCGTAGCCTGTCGGTCTGCCATTCGGGCAGGGTCTTGTCCGGGTACGTGCGGTGAGTCTTGCGGGACTCGACGCCGCGCACAGTGCCCGTGGCGAGGTCGATGTTCCCCCACGTGAGAGAGAACAGTTCCCCTGCGCGCACGCCTAGGTAGGTTTGGAGAATGAGGGCGTCTACCGCATCTTGTTCTGGTTTTCGTTTCGCGTCGTACTGTTCGAGTGCGGCTATGAGGGCGCGCATTTCGGTGGGCGTAAGGATGCGGTCGCCGTCCAGTCGTGCGCGCACGGGGTTGATGATGGGGGTCTCGGTGGGGCGCGTGGAGTGGAACGAGGAGAGATTAACGGCGTCGGATGCGAGTTTGAGGGCGACGCCCAGTGCGGCTCGTAAGCTAGTTCTCGCCCGCCCACTCCCGTGCCTGGCGGCGTACCCGTCGTAGAGTGCAGTGAGTGCTGACACGGTAATGGCCTCGTTGAGGGGGAGGTGCCACCAGTGTGGGTTTTCGTGTTGGCTGTCGGCTATGGCGGTCTCGTAGTTGCGCCTGGTGGCTGGCGCGAGGGCTTGGTGGCGTTGTGACTGCGCGTATGCGTCCCAGACTTCCATTGGGGTGCTTTGTGGGGTGATAGCGCCGGACGCGCGTTTGGCGTCGTCAATGTATTGTTTGGCTTGTTCCTCGCACTGCTTCACGGCTTGGCGTTTGCTGGTTGCGATGGTGCGGATGCGTTTGGGCGTGTTGCCCCTGCGCCCGACGAGGACGCTTGCCCTCCAGTGGGTGCCGTTGTCCTGGTTGACGACCCAGGCTTTGCCTTGCTTAGAGACTTTGGTGGTGGTGATGTTGCCGAGTTCGCCTGGTTGGAGCGCTCGCCTTGCCATGATCGTGAACCTTCCTGCGTGGGGTGTGGGTGGTGGCAGTACTGTAGCACGTGTTGCCTGTTTTGAGGGTAAAAAGAAAGCGGCCCCCTCACGGGGGGGACGCCGCTACTCGCTGCCACCCGCGTGTGGGGTGGGTTTGAGTGCGGGGTCTCCCGTGAGGGGGCCGCGTGAGGTCGGGTTAGAAGCTACCCGAGTAGTAGAAATCGATGCTGTCCGCCGCGTCTTGGATGAGGCTGTTCCACAGGCTGTTGTGGCTGTATGTTCGGCCTACGGCGCTTACCCAGTCCCCCGCCTGGTCGGGGCCAAGCCGGTAGTAACGGTAGCCGTCTGTCGCTTCGATGACTGTTCCTTCCGGGCAGTCGAGGTCAGCCGGGCGATACAGCTCCCAGTCGTGGGCGGGGCGGACAAGGGACTTGATGGTTAGGACTGGCTTGGGGGTGAGCATGTCCTGTAGGACTTCCAGCTTGGCCCTGATCGCGCCACACGTGACGATAGCCTCGGCGAGGGCCGTGTTGGTTTCTGTCATGTTTTCTCCTGTGGGGGTTAGTTGCGTTCTGTGTCGGGCATGTATGTGACGCGAGGCATGGCCTCGGGGTCGTCGTGGGGCTGGTAGGCGACGCATGCGACCATTTCGTCCCAAAACTCCTCAAACGTCGAGGCCATTTCTCCGCCCGAATATGGGTAAACCATGTTGCCCGGCGCGACTTGCAGCTCAGTCCAGCACATGTTGATGCGCGTTCCAATGGGGAGGTATCTGAGGTCGAGGGGGCTACTGACAGTCACCGCCTTCCCGCCGTCGTCTCGCGGGAGGGGGATAGTGATGCCGCTGTTGTGCCTGGCCTCGCGCAGGAGGTTCTGGTGTAGCTTGATGATGCTGTTCAGGTGTCGGGCTTGTTGCTGTAGGTTCACGGTTTCAGCGCTCCCGAGGGGACTAGAAGAAAGTCGCCGTCGAGTGGCCCGTCTGTGTAGCCACCAAGAATACGCTCCCACATTTCCTCGTGGGAGACTCTTTCATAAGCACCTCGCCACCATTGCCAATGCTTCACATACACGCCGTCTGGCGTGCTAAGCACGGTGTCGTTGCGCAGTCGTGTCAGGTCGTCGGCCCTAGCTATCGTCAGGTGGCCGCCTCCCATCGTGGGGACAGGGACGGGTGCCCAACAGTCCTGATGGGCCATGGCCAGGGCGCGCCCCGCCTCCCGAATGATCCCCCATGCTGCTTTGGCGGTTGCGCGCGCGTCGCTCTCGGCGTCGGTTTCTGTACTGTGCGGTTCCATGGTTTCCCCTCCGTTCAGTTGCCCTTGTGGATGATCTCGCACTTGTCTGCATCTTCAATCATTTGGCGGAACATCCTGTGGTGCGAGTATTCGTAGCCGAGGTAGGCTGTCCACGGGCCATGCGAGTAGCCTGTCCGCATGTATTCGACGCCATCCACGCTGATTACGGTCCCGAGGGGTAGGCGTTCGAGTTCGTCGGGGGTTGTGAACGCGCGGCCCCCGCCGTCGCTTGTGGACGCTCTGATTGGTTCCGTGTTGTGGTTGAGGATATGGCAGGCTTCTAGTTCGAGTTGTTCGACCAGTTTCTGCGCATCGCATAGCGCGTCGTAAACGTTGTTGTAGAGGTTGATGGTTTCGGTTAGGGTTTGCATGATCGCTTCCTTTTGTCTTTCATTCGATACCGATGTGGAGGATGTAGATGGGCAGCCCTTCCTCATGCCAGTAGGCGAGGTAGGCCCAGAACTGGTCTGTGGTGAGTACTCGCCCGTCCACGTGTACCCATCCTGTTTCGAGGCGCATGTACTCCCACACGTTCATGAGGATGACGGTGCCGAGTGGGAGCGCGTACAGATCCGCTGGCCCTTGGAGTGTTTCTCGTGGGGGCTGCGGGGATTGTTCACTGTATGGGGTTATGTGGATCATTTGTTCTCCCTGGGTTTATGCTGCACCCACGTGGATGAGGCTGATCTTGCAGCCCCTTTGTTTCCGCGCTTCAAGCCTTGCCCAAAAATCGTCGTCACTGAATACGGTCCCCGCGACGCCAACCCATCCCTTGCAGCGGGCGAGTCGCATGTATTCCCAGCCGTTCGTAACAATGATCGTGCCGGGCATAAGCCGGGCGAGGTGCTCGGGGCCGTCCAGTTGCGTGATGCGGTGGCTGACCGTGCAATCATAGTGGGGGTCGAGCTGAATTGCTGTCACTTGTACACGTCTCCGTTGTATAGGAGGACAACATTCTCTGAGACGGAATCGCGGATCCATTGCGCGAGGTCTAGTTGGCTCATGTAGTGTCCGCTGTATGACCACGAATTGCTCTCTTCCTTGAACCAAGAATCTCCGTCCAGGAGCACGACCGCGCCGTAAGACAGGTCTGCCAGGTCAACCTTTACGGGGACGCCAAGCGCGATTAGCTCGACGACGCTCCCGCATGTTTCGCCCGCCTCAATGTTGGCGCACATGTTTTCAACATGTTTGATGAGGTCTTCCTTTGTGATCTCCATGCGTTACCCTTCCTTTTCATTGTGGATCTAGGCCGTATGCCAGTAGCGTGATTGTGCCGTCGCATCGTACGGCGTCGAGGATTGACGCGAACACGTCAACCCCCGTAACCCGCACTCCGTCCTGTCGCATCCAGAGGTGTGGGCGGGTAGACGATGAGCGGATGTACACTGCGCCGAGTACTGGCGCAGGCATGGCAACGCGGATTGTCGTGCCTGGTGGGAGGCTTTGGAGACTCCGCTCCCCTGTGATCGGCCTGTCGAGTCCAGGAATGATAATGCTGAACGGCTGGCCCGGGGGGTTTGCGGCGTCGGACAGTGCCGCGCGAGCTTCACCGATGCGCCTTAACGTCTCGTTGCATGCCCTTTTCAGGGAGTCGCTACCCATGCGCGCCCCCATAGGCCGGTCTCGTTGAGAAAGGCGTGTGTGTATCCTTGCTCCGCTTCCATGCGCAGTTTCTCGAATAGGGCTTCGTTCGTGTAGTGGCCCCCCATTCCCGCTGACGCGCACCAGTACTCGTCGTTCCGGTCGGCCCTGCTGAGGTAGACGGTGCCCGTACTACTGGCGATAACTGTCCCCCACCGGAAGTCGAGGTCACGCGCGCACTCGACTTTGTGCCGGGTGCCGTCCATTTTTTCGATGAAGAAATGTTCGCCGCCGCCGCCCTTAAGTGCTTCAATCTGGGCTTTGAGGCGGCTAATGTCCGCAAGGTACGTTTCGATGCTTGCCATGAATGTTTGTTCCTTCCCTTTTTTAGAGGCCCTTGTGGCAACAGGTCAGGTTGTTCGGTTCCTTAAGGGCGCGGATGTATAGTTCCGCGCTCGTTGCAATCTTGCTGGCCCTAAAGCCCTGCCAGTATCGGCCTTCTTCTAGGGAGTGGCTGATGGCCATCCATTCACCATTGCCGATGGCGAGGACTGTTCCGCTGATAAGATCCTCCAACTCCTGTGGGCCGGTGATGGTCAGGTCGTCAAGGCCGCTCAGGCCCTTGAATGTGAGCTTGCCGTGGTCGGGGTCGTCGAGTAGTTCTGAGAGGAGGCCTTTAGCCTCGGTGATTGCTTCCAGGTAGTTGTCGTTGGTCATTGTTGTTCTCCTAGCGATGGGAGGGGCGCGCCCAGGATGTGCCCGTTAAGGCCCCTAGACGCGCCCCTAACGCCCGAACAGGGCTTACAGGTAGTCTGGTGCGGGCTGGCCGCCGGGAGCGTCCGTGCGGGCTTCCTCAAGGATTTCCCAGAGGGCTTCCGCCTCCACCTTGTAGACGCCAGCCTTCGTCACGCCCACCTCATGTTCACGCAGACGCTCAACCGGCTTGCCGTTGGCGATAGCCGCGTTCAGGAGGGCGAGGGTTTCCGGGTGCTTGCACTTGATTTCCCACGTGTCGGTCATGACGTCGCGCACCATCGTGGTGCCCATTTCCTTGTTGTTGACCACGAACGTGCGCTGGCCGCCCATAATGGATTCGAGTGCCGCCCCGAGGCTTGTAGTCTGCTGGATCATGCAACCACTTCCCACCCGTGAGCGCCCTCGCGGTGGACAATGACGCCACCCTCGTCCGTGTTTCCGATGAGGTCTCCGATGTTGACCGCGTTATCGCGGTGCCCGAACACGATTCGAGGCACGACTCCGCCGGGGGTGACCTGGTTAACCACGTCGCCCCTGTACTTGTTGGCGAGTAGTTCAATGTTTGTCGCAGTGATGCGGTCGATCACAGTCCCACCCCCGTAATGTGGGTGAACGCGAGCCACGCGCCGGGATAGCCGATGAAAGCCAGACAGGCGATGGTGAGCAGGTGGCCAAGCCACCCGTCCGCACCGTCGTCGGCCCAGTCATCGATTTGCTGGCAGATCAGGCCGGTAGTCGCCCCTGCGATGAAGACCGCAACGCCGATTCCGAGTAGCATCCATGCCATGTGTTTGTTTTCCTTCCAGTTGAACTATTTCTGTGCGTGTTGTGCGCGCCGGTTCCGCCAGAAAGCCGCGCGCACTGAGGGGCTATTCGCCCATGTGAACGAGGCCGAAGTCCGTCTGCTCAAGGTCGGCGTCCCATCCGAGGTCCACCTGAGTTGCGACGTCCGCGTCCGTGTACCGTGCGTTAGGCCCCCGCGTAGTTACCCAATGGTCGAACGCGACCTTGAAAAACTCTCCCGTCACGTAGCTGTCAATGAGTGTGCCGGGCGGGAGGGCGGACAGGTCCACCTGCGCAACGATGCCCGCACAGTTGATGCGAACCGCGTTCGGCGGCGTTACGGGCGCGTCCGATTGGGCGAATAGCCGAGTGATGAAGTCCGCGGCCTCGTCATAGGTGATTGGCTTTGTCATCACGCCCTCCTCGTTAACCCCAATGGACAACCGTGGGCAGGGACGAGTGGTTGCGCACCTTCTCGGCAAACTCTTCGTTGGTATACCATTCGCCTAAAAAAGACATCCAGTCGCCTTCCTGAGAGGATCGACAGCGGAAATACTCGACGAAGTCCAGGAGAATGAGGGCACCTGACTGCATGTCAGCGACGTCCACGGTTTCCGCTCTCCCATCTTCGGTACGTGCCAGGATCCTGGTGCCAACGATAGCCGTTTCGGACTCCGAGGAGTCTTCCCCACCTGTAGGGGCTGCGTCCAGGGCACCCAGGATTGCGGTCACAAGCTGGTCAACGATATCGTTAAGCTGTTCGCGGGTAATAGTTTCGGGCATTGTGTTTTCCTTTCTGGTGGGGGTGTCTAGCCTCGGTGGACGATGCGGGGCGTCGAGATGGCATAGCGCATCTCTGTTGCAAACTCACCGTGACTGTACGACTCGCCGCTGTACCTGACCCACGGTCCAGTCTCGCCACGTTCGCAGCAGCGGAAGTACTCGAACGCCCCGTCTGCTACCACCGCGCCAACACTGAAGTGTGTGGCGTCCATTTCCACCTCCTCGCCGTTAGTATCGACTGCCTTGAAGCGAGTGCCAGTCGGTTCCGGCTTGTTCGTCTCCTCGCCTGCGACGGTAGCTCCGAGGGCTTCCATGATCTTGTCCGCAAACTCATTGATAGCCTCGTTGAGCTGTTCGCGGGTAATAGTTTCGGGCATTGTGCTTTCCTTTCTAATGGGGTTAGGACCCGACATGCACGAGGTTAAGCGGCTCGCGCGACCGATGGATTTTGTCGGCCAGCTCGGCGGGAGTTATCTGGGAGCCGTCCCACTCGATCCAGCCTGCGTTGCCGAGGCAGAAGTATTCCGAATGGCCGAGCATGAGGAGTGTCCCGGACTCCACGTAGGCAAGGTCAACGAGGGAGCCAGCCTTTTCTCCCGTGATGATGAATACTCTCGTGTTTTCGGAGCCTCGGCGGCCGCTCTCGTGTTCCATGACACTTGTTGACATGTGTTTCCTTCCTGTTCAGCCCTGTTGACCCTGCTTCAACGTTTGAGGGTTGCGGGCAGCCTTCGAGGAGTGCTACACTCAGCCTTGTTACAACAAGGCACCGACACTCCCCCTAGGTTTGTCTGTTTTCTCTGTTGAACGTTCTGTGTAGGGGAAGCCCGCACTGGACAATCCCGCTTCAAGCGCATCCGGCTTGTTCGCCCCGCCAGGCGAACTGCTGGACGGTTTCTCACACTCGCCGCAAAGCGCTAAGGGGTTGCTCTGGTGCGGGCTTCCTTGCATCCCGCCTGCTAGGTGGCGGCTCGACGGTTTGCGGCCATCCAGTCTGTTAGCGCGTCGTGCGGGTAGCGGACCACGCTTCCGACTTTCACAAACTCTGGCCCGTCCCCGGTGAACCGCCATTCTCCGAGCGTGCGCGCAGACACGCCGAGCATGGCTGCGACGTCGGCCGGGGAGTGCATGAGTCGGGGCTTTTCTGCGGCTTCCGCCCATGTGATGAACATGTTGGCGGCGTCTGCGAGTTGGTCGCCCTGCGCGGCCTTGACGTTAACGACGCTCCCGTTAGGGGCGGGAACCCGCCCGCCAATGTTGACCTGCGCGCCCGTCCGACGGGCCTCATCGATCACGGCGGCGAGGATCAGGTTCGCGGCGGCGGGATCGTTCGTGTGCGCGGTGACTGCGTAAGGTGCTGGCTCCTGTGTCATTTGGTACTGCTTTCGTTGGACGTTCGTGTGTTGCGTTGCCTGTAACGGTTATCTGACAACGTGAAAGATCATAGTGGGAGAACGTGTCCCGTGCCACTTGACCAGCAGTTAAGTTGTGCAGTCTTGCGGCTCCAAACGCGCCCAACCACGATGAACACCATCAGGCGTAACAGCCTCCACCACATCCGCCGGTTCAGACAGGATCCCAACCGGGAACCGCTTGGTAATTTTGTGGCAATCGTCCGTCTGCCACCGCGTACCCTCCACGAGGACCACGCGCCCCTGCTGCATCTCTGCCAGGAAATATGCAGGTTTGTCAGGCATAATGCCCCCGCCCGCCCACAAGCCAGCAGCCAAAGCCACCAGCACCATAATCCATGCGACCACGCGCACGGCCAACGCCCCATTGGACCTCACAATCAGGCCCCCCCTTCCGGTACGCGAGGCCCCCACGCTCACGTCAAGCAGCGCGGGGGCCTCAAGGTTGAATGTTCTGTGTATCCCACAGGGTTTGGGGAGGTGAGCGCACCCGCCGGGGCGGAAACCAGGGAGGGAGAGAGAGGTAGAGAACCCCCCTAGCCGTCACCCCGGCGAGAAAGCTCACCCCACCAAACCATGCGGCGGGACTGTCAAGCGGCGGGCAACTGCGCAAACAGTTCGCACGCCTTGTTTTGCCAAAGGATATCGAGCGTCAGCCCCCAATCGCCGCGCGGGGTGCCACACAGGTGATGACGCCAGTTCGGACGCATCATGTCAGGCAGTTCGTGCGCCGTCGCAGGATCACGACGGTTCAACCACATGAGCGCCCCAAGCCGCACGTGCGCGGGCACGGGCCACTCACGCGACAACTCCCACTTGCCTGACACGCGCATCTCACGGGCGAGGGCCAGGGGCTTATCGGCGTGCAGCAGCATATGCTCACCCGCCTGCCACGTGCTCTGCGGTTCACTGCCCTTCGCGCACACCAGGCGCATGGTGTGCCACCTACGGCGCTCAGTGGGCGCATCGTAAACGACGCTCCACCCTGCGGTCTTAGCCGCATCACTCAGCATGTTGTTGTAGTACTGTTCCCAGTCTTCCATGATGCGCACGGCCGCCGCCGCCACGTCGCTTTCATCGTACCAAACCATTGTGTTCACCCTATCTTTCAGTCTTGTTTCGTCTGCGCGTCAAGCGCGTCTGCCACGGTGTTAAGCGAGGCAGACAGGTGGTTCAGCGCCCCGAGGGCAGCTTGTGCATGTACACGCACCATGCTCGCCTCGGGCGAATCTCCCAGCCGGTCGCCAGGCCTATCGTGCCTGTCGCGCATGCCTGCCTCATGCAGGTGGAGGCTGAGCCGTTCGCCCATGTAGGCTGTAGTCTGCGCTAAGTCCCTCCATTTCAGGGCCATGAAATACGCTCTATTAGAAGTGTCAGCGCCCATCGTCAACCACCTTGCGCAGGTTGCCGGACCAAACCAGGTCAAGCAACCAGCCTTCCAGCTTATGCTTGTAGTCGCTGGCCTGCGCCCAAAGCGCCATATGGGGGGAGATGCGCACCCCCGCAACCTTAATGGGCAGGTGTGTTGAGTCGAGCACTTCGTTGAACGCATCGCACGCATCAATCCCGTCGAACAGGCACCCATCCGCATCAACCCACTGCGCCCAGTCGGGCGCGCCGCCAAGCTCCGAGCGCGTGAACTGTGTGCGCTCATCCCACAGGCGCACCATTTCGGCGCGCGCGTCATCCTTAACCTGTCCGTTTGATTCGACAGTTGACATGGGGAAAGTGCTCATCTCTGCCTCACTCCCAATCGTCAGCGGAATCCACGACGGCGCGCAGATCGCCCGCCCCTACGCGCTCCTCGACACTGTCGATGATTGCCTTGGTTGTGAGCTGCGGGGACAGCGCTACCATCAACTCACGAACGCCCGCGTCAAACTCATCCGTTCCTTGCAGCCATTCTTCCGCCAGCGCTTCGATTGAGTACGCCGTGCCGTCACGGTCAACGAAGTTCGCCCAGCCGGGCGCGCTAATCGTGTCGCGCAGGACATAATCCCGCGCACGCCACTTCTCCAACAGGGTTTCCTGTTGCTCGGGCGTCATGTATTCAGCAGCCCGCATGGTCTTGCACTTGTTGGTATCCCTCACGGGGCACCACCTTTCACACTCGATTCCAGATCGGCTCACAGACACCATGCCCGTGAGCCTGTTCCCTGGCCCGGACTCGAACCGGCACAACACTCACCATTCAAGCGCCAGGGACACCCGCGTCATCCGGCAACAACCACGGCCCCGCCCGTCACAGGCGTATCACCCTTGATGTCATGCACGACCACGGTCGGAGTGCCCTCGACGTCCGGCCTGTCCGCGAACCTAGCCACGTACACGGTCACGTGGTCACGCGCGTAGACCTCGCCGCCCTCACAGTGGATCACTACTTGGTCTTGGGCCGTCACGTCTACGTCCCCACTCATCTCGACAACCGCGTGGTCTCGGGCGGTCACGGACACTCGTTCCCGGGCAACCACGTGGGCCACGCCCTCCACCGTCACCGTGGCGTCATCGAAAGCGAGCAACGGGTACTCAGAGTGCGTGCTCACGGTCGCCTCATCCCACACCTGGCCGCGCGCATAATGCCCGCAACTGCCCGTGGAGTGGTCACGCCAATTGACCTGCGCCGCGCCTATTGCAGCCACAATGGATTCATCATGTGCCTCGATCTGACTATGGTCGGTAGCGACGATTTCCGCAGTGTTCGAGACGACAACGCGGGACTCGCCGCGCGCCTCGATATAGTGGCCCCGCGAATCTGCCACGAACAGGTAGTTAGGCACGTACTTACCGGGATCCGAACGGATCTCGATTGCCACCTCATCGTCAGGGGCTGCTTCCAGCGCCCTATCCAGCTCATCCTGGTTCGTCACGCAAACCAGCCGCGCCTTGATGCTCATGTTCACTCCTACTTTCATGTGTACAGGGGCGTCACCGTGACGCCAACCGTCGCTCCCTAGGCGGGGGTCGAACCCGCATCTACCTACCATCAGGCTAGGGATAACCAGGGCGCTGGCGCGCCCAAAGGTCACACGTCGCCGAACTCTGCGGCGGCGTCGGCCACCGCCCCGTCTGGGGTCCGCTCAATCGGGCCGCGCACGCCAGCGTAAATCTGTTCGGGCCACTCCGTGCGCGGGATGAACCGCTCAACCTCGGGCCACTCGCTTGTCTTGTCGGTGGAGGCACGCCCACCAACAACACCGTCCCCCTGGACGTCGAGTGACACTCGCACGCCGTCTTGGTAGTCGACGTACAGCTCAGCCGTCACGCCGTCGGCCACGTCTGCAATCAGTACCGGGGCCGGGCCGTAGTAACGCTCATCCGGCGTTCTCCATTCGTAGTCGCTCATCGCGCTTGCTCCTTTGCTCTCTGCTTCCACGCCCCGCTTTGAGGCGCGTCGTTCGCGGGGCCGGAATCGAACCGGCCTAAGCACTCACCCTTAAGCCCGCGACAACCTGCGTGTCGCACGTCACGCAACCAGGATACCAAGCATCCACCACCGCTAGTCCGCGTAATACAGGGGAATCAGCACGCCCTGCGCTTCGAGGCGCGCAATGTACGAATCCACACCCTCATCGAACCCAGCCGCGTCAAGCATGGCCGTGGCAGCCCCGAGTAAGCCACTGGCACCCGCCGCTGCGCCCATGTAATCCAGCTCAGCCTCATACTCATCCATCAAGTCATCGCGCGTGCGCAGGAACCCGTCAGAATCAACCCAGCCAAACGACGAACGCACGCCGCTAATGCCCACCTGGCAGTACAGGAAGTAGCCGGGGAACGTCTCATCCTCACGCGCCCGCTCAACCAGGGCTTTCAGCGCATCCCGATCCATCTCACGCCTCACTCTCGCTAACGAGGCGAACCAGCTCACCCGCGAACACGCGGGCCTCAAGCCACCAGTCAAGCATCTCGGTCATTCCGTCATTGCCGAGTTCCTTAATCGTCGCATCAACATGCGCTTCGCCAAACAAGTCGATAGCGTCAAAGACCAACCGCACTAGCAGCCCCTCACGGGACCAAGCCGCGCCGTCCCTATCCACGTACTCAGCCCACGCGGGCGCACCCACGTTCTCACGAACCAGCCGAGCACTATTGCCCCACCAATTCTGCAACTCTTCCAACTGCCACACACTCAACCACTCCCAGGCGGGCGAAAAACCCTCACACGGGAGCATAATCCGAGTAGCCATAGTAGAAACCTCATCTCACATTCTCAGAACAGGCAACCACCATGGTTGCCCAGCTCCCTAGACAGGGGTCGAACCTGTATCACACCTACCAACAGGCTAGGGAAACCGCGCATCAACCAAGCCTGATAGACTCGTCGATGTAGCGCCATTCGCCGCGACAAACGCACCCGTAAACATAGGTGTCCACACAGTCGGCAAACAGTAGGGGCGCAGTGCATTTAACAATGTCGCCCGGCAACAGCTCAATGCCGAACACGGTAAGCGACGGGAAACACTCATCAAGCGATTCGGCCGTCAACTCCTCAGCATTACGCCGCGTGAACAGCGTGCCATCACGCGAAACCCATTCCCAACAGGAATCGACACCGCCCAACTCGCCAGGCGTGAATGAATCACGCTTACCCCACGCCGCTTGCATGCGCTCCAAAGCGTCGCCGCACACGCGCCCATAGTCGCTCATTTTCAGCCTCTTTCTCACATTTCCAAGTAGGGCCACCGCCTTGGCAGCCCAGCCCCTTGCCCAGGAATCGAACCCAGGACGCCCACACGGGGGCGCGCAACCGACCTCGCCAAGGGTGAACGCCTAATCAGCGTTCCACGCTGCGCAGCTCACCATCACGCTGCTGCGCATCAATCCAATCCAGGAACGACTCACGGAACGCGATAGGGTCCATCTCCCTAAGCGTGCGCCCTGCTGCGTATTCGTAGCCGCACACCGAAACAGGCTCCCAACAATCGTCAAGTTGGTCGGTAAACTCATCCTCCAACTCGCCCTCAGTGCGCAGGTCGCCGTCTACGGTCACGTAGTCGGCCCACTCGGGCGCGCCCCCAAGCTCATCGCGCGTGAACGACCAACGATCTTCCCACGCATCCTGCATTGCTTCCAGTGCGTCGCCCTCGACCTCAGTCATGAAACCCATCGTCCTAGTCCTATCTCTCTGTGTTCTGTGTCGAGGCAAGCACACGCCATGCCTGCCCCCGCTCCCTGACTGGGAATCGAACCCAGCTCTACACTCACCACTAAGCCAGGGAAACCACCACCGCTAAAACGCGGCGTAAAAGTCCCAGTCACGCCTGTAATCCGACAACCGCACATCCGTGTACGCATCCCACGCGCCAACGTCCCCGCGCATCCCACGCAGGGCCGCCCGCGTCACACGCCTAACGCGCTTGCCGACCAGGCGACGCGCCCCGCCATTCCACCGTGAGAAATCCTTGTCAATCGCCACGCCCTCCGCACACCTGCGGACACGCGCTTCCTTGACTCGCCACGGATCCGTCTTGTCCGTACGTGCCAACCCGCACACCTCCCTAGAATCCGCGTAACGCCCATCGTCACGCCCGTGCGCGGGCCGGGAATCGAACCCGGCTCAACGCTCACCCTTAAGCCCGCGCCGCCCCCTACAATCAGGGGGCCAAAGACTCACCTAAGCCGCCGCCGCTGGGGGAACCAGAACCGGCACGTACCAACTGCCCGCCGCCGCTTCCAGGCCGCCCTCATCGAGGGCCAACGCTCCCTCCGGGAAGTCACCGTCAGGCCACACGGAGCCGTCCATCACGTCCCAGCCCATCGCCAACGCCGCCCGCTCAATAGCTTCGGGGAACGCTTCGTACACCATCTCTCCAATGGCGTCAAGCCTGGCGTTGCCCTGCGCAGACCGCCTGTACTCAGGGACCGAATCGTCAACCCACCAGGCCGACGGATCGTACTCGGGACGCCCGCACTCATCCCACGCCTCAAACACGCCACGCCACGTGCGCGTATTCCAGTACACACTCAGCACGGAATCATCCCAATCCTCCGTACCCGGCAAAGTCGCATCGTCATAGAACCAGGCGACCAGCCCATCAAGCGTCCCGTAGGACAACACCATCCGTACCGCCGCGTCAGCGCAACGCGCCGCCGCCAACACACCCTCATACGTAGCCATCACATTCACACTCATCTCTACAAGGCCAGACGCGCCCGGGACGCAGCGTCACGCCCCTACCAAAGCCACGCCCAAACCCGCTCCCAGCCTGGGAATCGAACCCAGCTCACACCCACCACTAGGGCCGGGATAACCAGGGGACTAGTCAGTCCCCAATGAATCGCGCCGCCGCGTCTGCAAGCTCGCTCCGCCACGCATCACGGCCGCCAAGCGCACGGTCAAGCCGTCCCCATGACGCCGGATGGTCCGAATCGCCCACCGTCTGAAAACCTGAACGCCAGGGGGACGCGCCCCAATAGGGCACGGTGCTCACCACTAGCGACGGCTCGCCACAGTCAATCCACAGTGCGATGTGACAGATAAGCCCCGCGCCGCTCAAATCCCACCGCTCGGCGACCATCCCCAGCCGACAATCACACACCGCCGCGCGACGCCACGTACGGTAATCGCACGCCGCCGCCGCCTCCAAATCCACGCTTGCCCGCTCATACCAACGAACCGCACCAGGGAGGAAATGCGCGCCCTCATACAAGATGCACGCAAGCGCCTCCAAATCCCAACCGTCGCCGCCGTCTGCCCAATCGCGCGCCGCGCTCACCGCAGCATCCCACGACGTCACGTACTCACGGCTCTCGGAATCGACAAACCTAGTCATGATTCCACCTCTCACACTCTCAGGTGCCCAGACCCCACCATGGGGACCGGGAAGCGCTGCCCACCATTAGGCGCGCCCGTAGGCGGTGCGGGAATCGAACCAGCCCGCGCGCCCCCGCTGCTAACGAGGCTCACGCGGCTCACCAAAGCCGCCCTAGTCCAATAACGACGCGCGCCGCGATTAAGCCAGCCGGGAAACTCAAGGCCAGCCCTAACGACGGTGTGAGCTGCGCGCCGCCCTGCCCTACGCAGGGCCGCGACTGGAGCAACTGAGTGACCACGCTAGGCAAAGCGCGCGCCAAAGGCGTAAAGTCCGCTATTCAAAAACGCCTGTACACCAGGCCAAACAACCAGCGCTCAGAACTACCCGCGAACCGCTCTCACCGGCCCGCCTCGTTCGGCGATGACACAAGCATAGGCCCGACCCGGGCCAAACGCAAGCCCGACGCCGAATCGTGAGACGTAAAGCGACCACAACCCGAGACAACCGCACAACCAAGCGCCAAACTAGACGCCGGTCACAGGCGCCGGCCACCGCCTGTCAAACACCCACCAGGGGGGCATCGTGGGGGCAATCAAACAAATGAGACGCCAATCACAGAACGTACAGGCTAGCGCCCACACCCAAACGTACACGCGCGCACCTATCGCACATACGCCCACACATCGGCGCCACATCCCCAACGCACACCCACACCCACACCCGCACCCACACCATCCCCCTCCACCAATGGCGCGCGCAATCCGCCGAACAAACGCGCAGTGCAATTCAGCAGCGACTCAAGCGCAAACGTAAGACGCCATTCCTTGCGCCAATCCGAGCGTGCACCCGACGCCAATCCCGACGCCAATCCGAGCGCGCACCCGACGGCCCTGGAGGGGGCCTCATGACAAAACTTCCCGGCCGCGAAATGGGGGGCTATAACCCGTCTGGAATAGCGCGCGAATACCACACGGTCATAGCAAAAAATATCCGCGACGGGTCATAAGCTTTCCATGTCAACTAATCTGCCCCACTGCAAATAGCGACTGTCAAAGACAGTAGCACCCCCGCCCCGGGCGCGCAACCCCGGCCGCGACCCGCGCCCCCAGGGCCGAGGTGTGGCCCCTGTGGGGCGATTGGCTTGTTTCTGCGGATTTTGGCGCAGCGCTATCCCCACAGGCGAGTGACACGCATCTCATTATTGGAAAACATGTCCAGTGACCCACCCTCCGCTCACTGACTATATAGTGAGAGGGTAAACCTCTTGGGGGGTAGGGGGGCAAGTATATATATAAATATATATAAATATATATCTTAAGTCTTAAAGTTAGTAGTTTAGATTCTCTAGTTTAGATTCTCTAGTTTAGATTCTCTAGTTTAGATTCTCTAGTTTAGATTCTCTAGTTTAGATTCTCTAGTTCACGACTTATAGCTTTAGGTTCTGTCGCTGCTTTAAGTCTTATGGCTTAAGTGGTTACTGATTCTGTCGCTGCTTTAAGTCTTATGGCTTAAGTGGTTACTGATTCTGTCGCTGCTTTAAGTCCTATGGCTTAAGTGGTTGTTGTTGTCGTTGCCTCGGCGTCGAGTATATTAGCGGCTTGGTGGATCCGGGTCGGACCTCGGTCGGGGCTTGATCGTTGTTGGTTGGTGGTTGTTGTGGCTTGGGCGCGTGATTCTGCGAGGCGGCGTCGGTTGCCGTCTGATTGGGCGTCTAGGCGGCGTGCGGTGTTGGCTCGTGATGGTGGTCGTTGTCAGTGGAAGGTTGATGCGTTGTCGGTGTGTGGTGCCCCGGCTACGGATGTGGATCATGTTGTTCCTAATGATGATGATTCGTTTGGTAATTTGCGGGCGTTGTGTCGTGAGCATCATGCGTTGAAGTCGGCGCGTGAGGGGCATGTGGCGTTGGCTCGTATGCGTCGTGAGGTTGCTGGTCGGTTCCGTAGGGTGGAGCAGCATCCTGGTTTGCGTGGGGGTGGTGTGAATGGCTCGTAGTGGCCCTGTTCCTGCGCGGCGGGATGAGTTGGTGGATCAGCGTCCGTCGAGGACGCAGCATGTGACTGGTGGTGTTCTGATGAGCGCGTCTCCGCGTAAGGCGGATCGGAAGTGGCATCCTACGGCTAAGCGCATGTATGAGGCTATTGAGGTGTCTGGTCAGTCGTACTGGTTCCAGCAGACTGACTGGGAGATGGCTTTCTCTCTCTGTGAAGATCTGTCGGCGTATAAGCGTCAGCAGGATGATGCGGTGCGTGCTCGCGCGTTGAGGGCTGGCTGGGACGCTGAGGCGGCGTCGTTGAAGCCATCTGAGCGTGAGGCGCGTGGTTTTACTCGTGATCGTCCGCCGTTGTTGCGTGATCCGTCGTCGCAGCGTTTGGCGACGATTTACATGGAGTTGGGGAAGCTTGGCATGTCGGAGTCGGAGCGTCGCAGGGCTGGCATTGAGTTGCGGCCTGATGAGTCTGATGTGGTTCCGGCGTCGGTGAGTGTTTTGGATAAGTATCGTGAGGCGTTGCGGTCGTCTTAGTTGTTGGGGGTTGTTGAGTGGTTGTTGTTTATAGTAAGCCTAATTGCGGTGCTTGTGTTGCGACTAAGCGCGTTTTGGATAAGGCGGGCATTTGTTATCGCGTGGTGGATGTGAGTGGTGATTCCGCTGCTCGCGAGATGCTGATTGAGCGCGGTTTTAGTGCGATGCCGGTTGTTGCCCCCTCGGATGATGTGGCGTCGTGGTTTGGTGGTTTTCAGCTTGCGCGTTTGCGTGAGGTAATTGCTGCTGAGGCGGCCGCTTAGAGGTCGTTCCCGGTAGGCAATTCGGCCTGGCCCGCACAATGTGGTGTGGGTTCGGGTCGGAGTCCTGGTATTCCCTCGCTGCCTTGTGTGGGGCGGTGAGGCTGTTTTCAACCCGCCTGCGCGTTTGCGTAGAGTGGGTTGGAGATTCTTTTGTTCCTTTCCGCCCTGTGCGGGGTTGGTTGGGATTTTGTTCCTCGTCGTCCTCCGGGACTGGCGGGGTTTAGTATTGCCCCGTCACTTCCTGTCTCCTGGTGTTGGGGGGTGGGTTCCGTGGCGGGACGTTTCTTGGTGGCCCCCGTACGCTGAAACGGCGAGTCGTGGCCCTGGGTCGCGGCGTGGCGCGCGAGCACGACGGCTATAGGGCGGGGGCATTTTGCTTGTGTTGTGGTAGCGGGGTTCGCCTTGCAGCCGCCCCCCTGGCGGTTTCGCTGGGGGGTTCATCTTTGGCCCGTGTGGTGGAATCTGGTAGACACACCACACTCAAAATGTGGCGCTCTTCGGGGCGTGCGGGTTCGAGTCCCGCCACGGGTACTTGTGTGTTGATGGGGTTGGGGGGTGTCCTGGTTTTGGTCGATGACGGTAAGGCCGGGACGCCCCCTGGTGGTCCCTATGATGATTTGTCTGACGAGGAAATCCTTGAGCGTTTCGCGCCGGTGCATTATGGGCCGACGTGGGAGCGTGGCGAGGACGGTCGGTTTGTGTTGCCTGAGCATACGTTGGGTTGGGAGATTGCCCGGTGGTGTTCGGACTATTTGGAGCCGCTGGGTGCTGACCAGGAGGTATTCGAGTTTACCTTGGAGCAGTTGCGTATCGTGTTGTGGTGGTATGCGGTTGATGATGAGGGGAAGTTCATTTACCGACGTCGAGGCGTTTTGCAGCGGATTAAGGGTTGGGGTAAGGATCCTCTGCTTGCTGTGTTGTGTTTGGTTGAGGCGTTTGGTCCGTCCCGGTTTGCGGGTTGGGGTTCGGATGGTGAGCCGGTTGGCCGTAGGTGCCCTCAGGCGCTAGTGCAAATCTTCGCGTTGAAGCAGGAGCAAACTAGCAATACGTTTGATATGTTCCATGTGCTTGTTGGTGACAAGATGCGTGCGAAGTATGGTGCGGATGTGAAGCTGCAAATTGTGCGTGGCTGTAACAACACGGCGCGCATCGAGGTTAAAACCTCGTCGTTCCGTTCGACTGAGGGTAATCGTTGTACTTTCGCGTTGTTGAATGAGACGCAGCACTGGTTGCCTCAAAACAATGGGCAGAAGCTAAAGAATACTGTCGAGGGTAATACGACGAAGATGAAGTCGCGTTACCTTGCGATTACAAATGCGTATAAGCCTGGTGAGGGTTCGGTGGCCGAGGATGACCGTGAGGCGTTCATGAAGTCGTTGGAGGGGCTGACGACGGAGACTGACGTGTTCTATGACTCGTTAGAGGCCCCGGATGATACGCCGTTGGATGAGCGCGTGTTCAAGGTGTTGTACAACGCTGTGCGCGGGGACTCGGTGTGGTGTGACGCTGATGAGGCGTGGCGGTCGGTGTTGAATCCGTCGCGTCCGACGTCGGAATCGCGCCGCATGTACCTGAACCAGGTGTGGCAGCCGGAAGGCAACTTGTATTCGTCGGCTGAGTGGAAACGCATCGAGCGTAAGGCGACGTTGGATCCGGGGGATCGGATCGTGCTCGGGTTTGATGGTGGTAAGTCTGATGACTCGACGGCGTTGGTGGCTATTCGCGTGTCGGATGGTTTGATGGTGCCGTTGTTGTTGGAGGAGAAGCCGTTGGACCTTGCGGGCGACTGGGAGGTTGACCGTGAGCGCGTGGACTCGACGGTCCACAGGTGCTTCCGTGACTACGACGTCGTTGGGTTCTATGCTGACGTGGCGTTGTGGGAGTCGTACATTCATGAGTGGACTCTGGATTACGGAGAACGTCTTGTGGCTCGCGCGTCGGACAGGGGTCCGATTGCGTGGGATATGCGTGGCTCCCGTAAGCGGACGGTGAATCTGCATGAGGCGTTTATGGCGGCGATTCTCGACGGGAAGGTGTCGCATGGTGGTTCGCGCGAGTTGGCGGCGTCGTTCCGTCGTCATGTGTTGAATGTGTTGCGTAAGGATACGCCGTATGGTGTGTCGTTCATGAAGGCTGGCCGCGAGTCGAAGAAGAAGATCGATATGTACGCGGCGGCGATGCTCGCGTTTGGTGCGTATCGCGATTATCAGACGGAGATGGCGTCGCGTCCGGTTGCGAAGGCTGGGGGGTCGTTCTACCGATTCTAGTGGGGTGATGTATTGTGGCGGCTATTATTGATGCTGGCGATTCGTTGGAAGCTCTCATTGGTGAGGGCTTGCGGGTGTTGAATCGCGATTGGGAGGATGGGTTGTCGGTTGCGGACGCTTACCTGCGCGGCGATTTTGATGACCCGTATTCGCCCAAGGGCATGTTGCCTGAGCATAAAGCGATGATGCGTCGCGCTCGTCAGAACTGGTGCGAGATTCCTGTCAACGCGGCTGTTCAGGCGTTGGCGGTTGATGGGTTCCGGTCGGGGGATCAGCGTGCGGGTGATGAGCGTTCGTCTGAGACTCCTGAGTGGGACTTGTGGCAGCGGTCGAATCTTGATGCGAAGCAGGCGCAGGTGCATCGTAGCGCTGTGGCGTATGGGCAGGCGTTCACGGTGGTTGAGCGCGGCCAGGATGGCCGCGAAGGGCGGCTTGTCGGCCTTCACGGACTCCAGGACGTCTCCCAGCACCGCCTCTTCGTTCCACGCGGGGATGACGATCAGGAG